CCCAATCTTTCACAAAAGGGGTTTTGAAAGGGGGGTGTCTGTAATGAGCGCAAGAATACCAGCCGAAGTCCATTTAATTCATGGCACTAAAGGCGAAAAAATGGGAACGCTCCTTCCCGAATCAGTAAAGCGAAGAATTCCCGAATCGGAATGGATGGACAACCCTGATGCTTGGAGTAAGAAAAGATTTTACGATGAAACTGCCGAATATCTTTTTGAAGTCTATGGCATAGGTTCGGATCAAGAGCGCCATGCTCTTACTATGCTGACAGATCAGATTGACACCTATGTTGATTGCAATCGACATATTGCCGTTGAAGGTTTAGTGACTAGCTTTAATGACGGAAAGACTATTGGGCCATCGCCTTATGTTTCTATTCGCAAAGAAGCTCTCAAGCAAGTTATCCTTTTGATGAATGAGCTTGGTCTTACTCCAAAATCAAGATTAGCAAAACCATCATCTATGCCAAGTTCTACTTTAGGAAAATTAATGTTAGGGCCACAAGTTAAAAGATGAGTTTTTTAAAAGGTGTTCAATATGCTCAAGATGTAGTTAAGGGCAATATTGAAGTTTGCAATAATATAAAATTAGCATGCCAACGCTTCCTAAATTATATGGAAGATAAGCATTGGGAATATGAATTCTTTCCTGAATATGTTGATCATGTATTAGATTTTGTATCAATACTTAAACACACTAAAGGCCCTGATGCTGGCCAACCAATAGTTCTTGAACCTTTCCAAGTTTTACTTCTTTGCGGTATCTATGGATTCCGTCACAAGAAAGACCATGAAAAAAGAATGACAACTGATGTCATTGTTTTTATTCCTCGCAAAGCTGGTAAATCAACTCTCACCGCAGTTATAGGTTTATATGAATTAGCATTTAATGAAGCAGGTGCGGAAGTCTTTACACTTGCAACCAATCGCGAACAGGCCACTATTGTTTTTGATGCAGCAAGGTCTATGGTTGAATCTATGCCTGATGAAGTTAAATCATGGTATAGAGTTTCTAAATACGAAATTGGAAAAGCTAATGACAGTCAGTCTATGTTTAGAGCTTTATCTCGCGACAACAAAAAATCAGGTGACGGAAAGAATGCATCTTGCGCCATCATAGATGAAGCAGCGCAAATTGTGGATCGTAATTCTATAGAAGTTATATTTTCAGGCATGGTAGCCCGAAAGAATCCGTTAAGAATTTATATCACTACTGCATCATTTACTAAAGACACAAAGTTCTTTGAAGACTTAACTGCGTTTGAAACTATGCTTAATGGCGATGCTGCTGACAATCCTCATTGGTTTGGTTTGCTATACGGACTTGATCCGCAAGATAATTGGAAAGATGAATCCACTTGGGCTAAAGCTAATCCTATGCATGGCATATCTGTATATCAAGATGCGATTAAAGAACGATGCGAACAAGCTAAATTTAAACCCGCAGCTCTTAATGAGTTTCTTTGTAAAACTCTTAATGTATATGTATCTGCTAACACCGCATGGATTGATCGCGATTACTGGGATAAGTCTATAGGTGAAGATCAAGGTGATCCTGAAGAAGTATTTATTGGATTTGACTTGGCGGCCACTCGCGACTTAAATGCAGTTTGTGTATTAAAGCGATATGCGGAAGATAATTATTATGCAGACTTTAAATTCTTTTTACCTGAAGAAGCGCTTAATCTAATTCCAACTCACTATAAAGGAATCTTTGAGCAAGCGGTTCAATCTAAAATACTTCATATCACCGAAGGCAATGTTATGGATGATAGGGAAATATCAGAATGGATTAAACAACAAGCAACACTTTATAATGTTAAAGAAGTAGGGTATGATGCTTATAATGCAGCATCTCTTATTGCAAGATTACACGATAGCAGTATTCCAGTAAAAAAGGTTGGACAGGGCATGGCAGTTTTAAGTAACCCTTCCAAGCATGTTGAAAAGCTCATCATGCAAAATCAAATAAAACACAATGGTAATCCATTTCTCGGATGGCAATTAGGAAATTGCGAAGTTTACGAGGATGTAAATGGAAATATTAAGATTCGCAAGAACGAAGCAGACAAGTCAGCAAAGGTTGATGGTATAATAGCGCTTATTATTGCGATGCATTGCTCACTAGATCATCCATTGACTTCTACTTCATTTGGTTTTAGAAGTATATAAAGGAAAAACATGGCTATAACAGATATATTCAAAAGAAAATCAAACGCATCCGCTCAAGAAAGTAATACTCTTTTTGGTCAAACCGCTCTTGGTAATAACATACTTCGCAATGTTAAAGGTCAAGGCACTCAATCAAATAATCAATTATTATATGTAACGACATCATCCGTTAATACCGCAGGCCGAGTATTGGATATGTCCACTCTATCCCGTAACTCAACTGTTATGGCTTGTGTGAATGCAAAAGCAAGAGCATTAGCTCAATTACCTATCAAGATTATGGCTTATGATGCCGAAGGTAAGTTAGTTGATGCAGTTACTAATCCTAATGTATCAGCAAGAGATAAAGCAAAAGCAAAAGCAGTTTATTATTTATTAAACAATCCTAATAACTATCAATCTGCATACGAGTTTTGGTATCAATGGTCTATGTGGTATGACCTCTCGGGCGAAACATTCACCGCTTTATGGCGTAAGGAACAAACTAATTCTACGCTAACCCCTATGGAAATGTATCTTTTAGATTCAACCTTAATAACCGCTCAAATCACTCCTACTCGTTATCCTACTTATAGATTATCGACTAGCACTTATGGTTTTAACAAGGATGAGCCATTAGATTATTTCCAAGTTATTCATGCTTCAGAAATGGCCTGGCAAGGTAGCGCTGGTTTCAATAAAGGTATCCTAGCAACTGAATTAGTATCTTTAGATCAAGATATTGATTTATATAGCAATTTTATTATGCTAAATGGTGCTAAACCAAGTGGCATGTTTGTTACAGACCAAGTTATTCCTGATGCTAAATTTAAAGAGATAGCAGCAAGATTAAAAGAAGCATGGACTTCTTTAACAGGTTCTAAATCAACTGATTTATCTAAACCAGGACAAGGTATGTTGTTAGATAACGGCATGAAGTATATGCCATTAGAGATGCTAACACTTCAAGATGCGGATGCAAGAGCATTGAAACAACAAACTATGAAGCGTATATGCGGATTGTTTGGTGTGCCACCTGCAATGATTGGAATTGAAGAAGGCAAGTATAACAATACACAAACTATGCTTGACGAATTCTATAAATCAACAATGCTTCCTATCATTACTAACATAAGTCAAAAGTTTAAAACTTCATTGCTTGCTGGATACCCAAATCTTTGTATTGAATTTCAAACACAAGATTTTCTTAAAGGCGCACCGCTAGATCAAATGAATTATGCGGTTGCAGGCGTGAGTAATGGTATAATGACACCTAATGAAGCGCGCGAATATCTTGGTAAACAAAATATGGCAGGCGCAGACGAATTAAAAGATACATCAAAACAAGCTCGACCTATTAGCGGCACTTCACCTCAAGATACAGGTGGCGGTGGCAATACTTCTAGCGTTGGCAAAACAGGTCAGGCAGGTAAAGCCTAATGACATTAAAAGAGTTACTCGATAAATTAACCCAATCCGCTTTAAAAAGAAAACCAAAGCCGATTGAAACTAACGGAATGAAAAATAAGGGAGTGCCAATCAATGACTAAAGATATTAAATTTCTATTTGAATCAAAAGTAGCGTTAGGAATTAAAAATGACGAAGCTTTAGATACAAGTGGATTAATTGAAGCTACTGTAACAACTTGGGGCGCTCGCGAAGGCGCTGATGGTCGTAAATTTAATTATCAACCTGAAGGCTTTGCACAATGGGCTGATGAATTTGCTAAATCAGGTAAACCACTCCCAATGTATTTCCAACATAACGATATGTCAATGCCTGTAGGCGAGTGGCAAGAGTTTACATTTACCGATGAAACAATGGAAGCTAAAGGCAGACTATTTACTAATACAACTGCTGGCCGCGACCTTTATACAATCATGAAAGAATCACCTAACATGGTTGGCGGTGTTTCAGTAGGTGCTTATGCTGACGAATATTGCATGGTTGATGCTGAAGGCAATATGTTAGATGTAGGTAAAGACGCTGACGAAGATGGATATTTCCAAATTACTAAAGGCGGTTTAAGAGAAGTGTCAATTGTTATGCAACCCAATAACCTAGAATGCAATATCTCGAAATTAGAGTGCTTTAGAGCTGATGGCTCTTTAGACTTAAAACTAATCGAGAAAGCATTGCGTGATGCAAAACTTTCAAGAAAAGATGCGACCACCGCGTCTTCAATTTTCAAACAAATTTTAGCAACTCGTGATGAGCCTGAAATTGCGCTTGAAAAAGCACCTATTCAGAGTGATGCTGATGCGGTGGTAAATGAAAATGAGGAAATTCTTAAAGCGTTAGCTGAAAGAGAACTACTCAAACAACTTAACAATCGTTTAAAAGGATAATCAAATGTCAGACAAAATTATTGAAAAACTAGATGCTATTGAAGCAGCTAATTTAGCTAAAGTTGAAGAAATTACTTCTTCAGTTGATGCTAAACTTGCTGAAACAGTAGCTTCTTTTGATGAAAAAGTTGCTGCACTTGAAGCTAAAGTTGCTTCAGTTCAAGCTCCTTCAACAATCAAAACATACAAATCAATCAGCCAAGAAGTTAATCGTATGGTTAAAGGCCAATTAGCTGAATTCGTTAAAGGCAATGGCCGCGTTGAAAAAGAAATTAAACTCTTTGAAGATGCTGGTCAATATGATGCTTACATTAAAGAAGCTTCATCTTTAACAGGTTCAGGCGCTGGTATTGGTGGTAGAACTGCTTATGATCCAGTATTCGTTTCATTGCGTTTAATGAATCCTATGCGCGGTGTTTCAAGAACTACTGCAACTGATGGATCAACATATCAATTCAGAGCTAAAACAGGTAACGCAGGCGCATGGTGGGGTTATGCAATCAATAACAACACTTCAGCACCTAATCCAAACCCTAACTCTGAAGGCACAAACATTTGGCAATTAACACTTCAAGATTTAAACACACAGTTCCCAATCAGAACTGCTGCTCTTGATGATATCGATGGTTTAGAAAGCAATGTTGTTTCAGACATGCTTGCTGAATTCAGCCAACAAGAAGCTTTATCAATGATCCAAAATAATGACCAAGTTGCTTCAAGCAATTCAACTCCTTATGGCGGTTCAAACGGCTTACGCGGTTTAAATCAGTATCCAGGTGTTAATGCAACATACGCAGGTGGCACTACTTCTACTGCTGCTTATGGTTCTTCAGGCACAGGTTCTTCAAGTGGTTTACATTCAATCGCTACATACGACCAAATCACAACAAACGGCGATGCAGCTACAAACAATGTAACTTACAAAGATGTTGTAAACTTTATCTATGCTTTACCACAACAATATTGGACACCTAATGCTAAATTCTTAATAAACCCAGTAATGCTTGCAGCAATTCGTGGTTTAACAGATTTACAAGGCCGCCCAATCTATGTTGATGGTTTAGCTCGTGAAGACGGCATTGTAGGTTCTCTATTAGGTTTCGATGTAGTGGTAAACACATACCTCGACAAACCTGCTATTGATACTGCTGCTGGCACAGACGATTTATTCCCAATGTATTTCGGTGACTTCCAAAGAGGTCATGCAATCGTTGATC